CCCAATTGTTAAGTACAGATTTTTTTTTTGTAGTTAGTGGTGGCGGTGGTTCACAAGACTTAGCAAGTGTTTTAGGTTTTGGTAATTCTGCAAATGCTGGAATTATTGATTTGGATTATTTGGATTTTGATACAGCAGCAGCGCATTCTGTTGGTGTTGGTGAATTGGCGTGGAATAACACAGATGGTACTTTAGATTTAGGTTTGCAGGGCGGTTTAAAAAATAGACTTGGTCAGCAATTAGTAGTTAAGGCACGTAATACGAGCGGTTCTTTGATTAGTAAGGGCAGCGTGGTTAAAGTAGTTGGTGTTGCAGGTGGATTTGTTGGTATAAACTTAGCACAAGCTGATAGCGTAGCAAATAGCGAGACAGCGTTTGGTATTGTTGCTGAAGACATCGCAGATAGTAGCAATGGATTTGTGGCAATTAACGGATTAGTACACGGATTAAACACAAACGCTTTTACAGAAGGTGATATTTTGTATCTAAGTACAACAACACCTGGAGCAATAACAAATGTTAAACCTGCATCACCTAATTATATAGTTGTGGTTGGCTATGTTGCAAAAAAAAGCTCAACGGATGGACACATCTTGCTACACGTTCAGAACGATACAAGACAAGCTGTCGAGATACAACTTGCTGCATCGGATGAAACTACAGCATTGACAACTGGAACGGCTAAAATGACATTCAGAATGCCTCACGCTATGACATTGACTTCGGTTCGTGCTTCGCTTACAACGGCTCAGGCTTCGGGTTCAATATTTACCGTTGACATAAATCAAGGCGGCACATCTGTTTTGGGAACAAAATTGACCATTGACAATACAGAAAAAACAAGCACAACGGCCGCAACAGCTGCAACTATTACAACATCTGCACTAACAGACGACAGCGAAATAACAATTGACATTGACCAGATTGGTAATGGCACAGCAACTGGTCTTAAAATTACTTTAATCGGAACAAGATGATAATAAATCCTTATTCTTTTGGTGTTGCTTATGACCCCGATGCTCAGGCGTTCATTACGGCAGCAGGCTTGACAGATAACACGCAAAAAAGTGCTATCAATACCTTAGTACTATCACTAAAGGCTAACAATATTTGGCAAAAATTTAAAGCTATTTATCCTTTCGTGGGTGGCACAGCTACAACGCATAAGTTTAACCTAATAAATCCTGCTGATACAAATGCAGCTTTTAGATTAGTTTTTAATGGTGGTTGGACTCATAGCTCTAATGGAGCAACACCAAACGGCATTAATGCTTACGCTGATACTTTTTTAGTGCCTAATACGATTTTAACTCAAAACAGCACTCACGTTTCATATTACAGCAGGATAAATAGCAACTTAACAGAAGTTGAAGTAGGTGCATCTAATGGACCAAACGCTTCTGACAATAAATTAGTATTAGAAATTAGAACAAGTGGAGTTACTTATTATAATATAAATTCAACAAATGTTTACTTGCAAGCTTTAGATACTAATTCAAGAGCATTTTATATTGGTAATAGAACAGCTTCAAATGTTGTAAACGGATGGCGTAATAGTTCTAAAATTGTAACAGGTACAACAGCATCAACAGCTCCTTCGACTGCAAATGTATATTTAGGAGCTTTCAATAGAGTTGGTTCAGTTGTTTTTTATTCAATAAAACAATGCGCTTTTGCAAGTATCGGTGATGGCTTAACAGATACAGATGCAGGTAATTTTTATACAGCGGTGCAGGCATTCCAAACAACTTTATCTCGCCAAGTATGACATACGTAGGACTTTTAACAGAATCGCAAAAAAATGAGCTTGTCGGTCAACTTTACGATGAAGACAGCTATTTTAACCCAATACAAGATATTGATAACAACTGGATAATTTCAGTTGAAGAAATGGAATTTTGTGTTAATCCTGAATTTCAATGGGTAAAAACACTACCTTTGATAGAATATAAACCTAAACCCGAACCACCATTCCCACCAATAGATTAACATGCTATCACTTATAACACTATCAATTTTTGCAGCCTGCATAATTAAGTTTTTGCATTATTGCATCGGTTCACCTGTGCAGGGCGAATATTATACAGGCCGTATATTTTCCGCTTACGGCAAGTTTATTTCTAAACTGTACTTAGACTTTGAATCAAAAGAAAAAAGCCGTGTGTGGGCAAATTATAACGCGTGGAAGCAAAAACGCGATAAGGAACTAAAAGAAGAACTGCAAAACAAAACAGCTAATGAAGCTGATACTATTTATAAAGACTATTTGCAGCAAATTCAACACGTTTATAATGATGTTGAAAACAATATGAAAAATAACCCGTGGTCAATGCTTGGCGCCTGCCCTATCTGTTTTGGTACATGGGTTTCATTATTTACATTTACATTCTTTGTTATATTTGTTCCCCTGCCGTGGTGGTTTATCTTCATAGGTACGCCCGCCGCGGTTATTATTTCACGTTATATTAAAATCTCATAATGGATTCCCTAACTATTACCGCCGATTCGCTAAGATTAGCATCTGATTCGCTAAATTATTTTGCACAGATTTTGCCCGAAATTAAACAGCAGCTAAACATTTTAAAGCCGCTTATTATTTGCCTTAGTTTTTTACTATTAGTTGACTTTTTAACAGGGGTTCGTAAAGCTAAAGCAAAAGGCGAAAAAATTATATCGGGCGGTTTTAGAAGAACCATTAACAAAATGAATGATTATTGTTTAGCGATTATTGCCAGTCAGGTTTTTACGTGGTCACTTGACCTTGAATTTACACTATCCTATTACGTGGCTTTATTCGTTTGCGGTATTGAACTAAAATCTGTTTATGAAAACGTATCACAAACAACAGGCGTTAATATAGTTGGTTATATAAAAGGCTTTATACCTAATCCAATGGATATAATAAAAAAGCCCGGTAAAGATACCGAGCCTAAATAGTGTTTTTGCTTTTTCGTTGTTTTCATGTGTGGCCGCTGTCTTTTTAGGCAGCGGTTTTTCATTTTTTCGCTATAAGTATTTCATGTGTTTCAAACTTAATTAGCGCTGCAACCTGAACTACTTTGTTACGTTTAAAATATTCATCAGCATCGTGTTCGATATCATTAACTACAACCGTGTTACGGTCCCATAACGCAAATTCACAATGTAACTTAAATCGGTCTGACATAACTGAACTAAATATAAATAACGGTATAAAATGTTCGGTTTTAGGTAACTGCCTTATAAGGTCAAAATTTATGATGGTTGCAATAAACAGGCCATACAGATAAATACGTTGGTATCATGCGCTGGATATCACCCATACCAACGCCTAATTTACGGTCGTAAAATTCTGTTAAATCCTGATTAGGAAACAATTTATTCACCGCTTTCGCTACACAGTTCATTTTGCGATTTGTTATAAGCTGAAAATAATAATTTTTTGCATTCGTTTAAATACCATTCTGACTGTGATTCGGGTAATGTAGATGCCATCGCTATAAGTTCAGCTATAACGGCTACATTGTCGTAGGTGCTTTCATTTAGTAAGTCGCGTTCGGTTGGTGTGGCCGCCTTTTCAAAATTATTTACAAATAGATTTATAGATGTATGCAAATCCATAAAACGTTTTTTCATTTCAAATTTTAGCTTTTTAGGTTCAAACTGTGCAATAGCATATTTTGCCGTGCTTAGTGCGCCTAATAGCAGCCAAATGTTTTGCGTCAATTCGTTTACTCGCTGCTCACCAACTTTTGCTATTAGTGCCGCTTTTTTTTCTTCATTCGTCATGTCCTTTTAGTTTGTTTTGAAGTTCTTCAATTTTGTGTGTAAAAATGTCAATCTTTAGTTCAAGTTCTTCATCATACGGCTCTTCATTTTGAATCCATAACATAGCATCTAAATAGCCTTTTTTGTATTCAAGTATCTTTTTTAATCTTTGCTGTTCTGTACGTGTCATAGGTTTTCTTTTGCTTCTAATAACTTACTATAAACTTCGGCCGCCGCTTTATAACCGCGTTCAAATTCTGTTTTCGATTCTTTGCGTAATCGCTCACAATATAAGATAGCATCCATCAATTCTTCTTGAATGTGATTTAACCAGTCTTTATAGTTCAAATCGGTTCTGTCAAGAGTTTTACCGTATTTGTTAATACCAACTTCGCTACGCTGTTTAAACTTCGCTATAACGGATTCAACAATGCTATCAGTATGTTTTTCCATGTTTGTAAGGTCTTGAAGCATTATAATCTAATTTTGCTTTGATGTGAAAATCTAAATCAATATTAAACTTATAGCTAAAATCCAAAAGCCTTATAATTGCATCGGCTATTTCATCTTGTACCGTGTCTTTGATATTTTCTTTAAAGCGTTCCGGGGTGCTAATATTTTTGTACTGCAAAATATCTTGTTCAGTTGCCCACTTTTCAGCCCGGTCGGCTTCAATTGCTTCGGCTAATTCGCAAACAGTAAGCATTACAACTTCTGTTAATTTGCGCTCACCTTCCCAAAATCCGCGCGCGGCGTTACCTTCGTGTATTTCTTTAGCTAATTGGTTAAACATAATTATATAAATTTTACTAATTCATCAATTTCAGGAACTCTTATAAATTTTTTCTTAGTGATGCTGTTCATAATTCTAACCCGCGATATGCCAAAATATAAACATGCTGAATCTACCGACATAAAGTTAATAATTGTATCATTAGAAAATACAGCTTTAACGTGCCTGTTTTGTTTTGGTATTTTACCTAACTGTTCTTTAGCTGCATTTCGATTCTGAATGTATTTATAAACTGATTCAGCTGTTACTAAGCATTCTGTTTTTATATTGCCTAAAGAAACAAAATCTTCAAAATGCTTTACAAATATTTCATCGGGTTTCGCTTCGGTTAAATATCCAAAATTTATAAGCTGTCTTATTCGCGTACCAGCATAATTA